GGCTCTCGAAGAACAGAAGTCTATTAATACTGACTATCAAGCACGCATAATGCGATTAAATCAGTTGGATATTCAATATACGCAGGAGCTAGCGAATGCTAAGAATGAAATTAGTCACTTGCGTGATATTAGTGAGCGTCATCCAGAGCGGGTGTACATCAAAGCCGAGTGCCCCAAAGTCAAAACCACTCCCTCCACCAGCTTGGCTTATGCAACCACCGCCCGACCTACTGACACCGCTATCCGAAATTATTGGTTACTCAGAGAGCGAATTGCAGAGTCAGAGCAAATGATTTTGGGGTTACAGGATTATATTAGAGTGGAGTGTGTGAACTAAAAAAAGCCCAGCATGAGAAGCTGGGTAATACTAACAAGATATCAATTAAATAAAATAGTATGGATATGTAATGTCGTCAAAAATGAGAATTAGAGTAAAATATTTGTCACCAAATAAAGTAAAAAAGTAGCCCTGTGAATTGGGCTCTCACAGGGGGCTGAAAAAAGTAAATGAAACAACAAAATTGTAGTTATTTTTATACAATATAATTTCTTTTCGTATTATGCAAATAGTCAGCGTCGCATTGTCGCTGTTCTCATACATTAACGATGACATGTTCTCCTCACATTGAGTGTGTAAGAGAAGTCAAAAACAGCGAATACCACCGTTTAGTTATTTTTTCGGTCATTATCAGCAAAGTCAGCTGTAGGTAGAAGAAGGGGCGTGATGATGGAGAGACATCATCTACAAACGTCATTCATTGAGTGGTGTATACAGATAGCCATCAGGTAACCGCTGGTGGTTTTTTTACGCATTTCATTGCTCATTCACAGAGCAATTCTAAAACGTCGAATCCAATCACTTTGATATGAGCCTTCGAGAAAGTCAGTTATAGCTGGCGAGCTTCGACGGGCTGATTTTCTATGTGAACGAGGGTTCATTTCAAATGAAGGTAATACGCTATGAATAAATCCTTAGTTTTTAAAGGTGATGAAATCCCTCTATTTGATAATGGTGATGACCAACAGGCAACTTTAAGAATTACTTGCGTACAAAGATGAGCCATCAGTAACTCGTATCTTTAATCGAAATAAAGACGAGTTTACCGACAGTATGTCTCAAATGGTCAATTTTACCTTTAGTAGGGATAAGCTAATAAAAGTGAATTTTCTTTGAAAGGAAATAAAAAAGAGCTCACAGCCAAGAGATAATGAGGCTCAACGTAATGAATATACCCGTTTTGTTATTTTCTGGGCATTATCAGTAACGTCAGTTGTTGGTAGAAAAAAGGGAGTGAAATCATTTTGTCAATCATTCACTAATATCATTAGGCTAGATCGCACATCATGAGTCGATTAAAAGTACTAAAACCACGTATTCCCGTGTTAAAGACGAAAGTGGTTAAACCATTAGATGTTGTCACAAGGCGAGTGACTGGATCACAACGGCAAAAACGAAGGTTATTAAAGTGGCAAGAGAACCCGCATTGTGCCGCATGTGGGAGCTTGTTAGCTTTCCCTGATGGATTTGAATTAGACCATATCATTCCTCTATTTAAAGGTGGAAAAGACACCATTGAAAACTGTCAGGTACTTTGTATTGAATGTCATCGAAAGAAAACAAAAGAAGAATTATCTTGCTAATGTGAGGCTAACAGCAAAGAAGGGGGGGAGGTGAAAAAAATAAAAATAGATCGCCTCGGCTACCTCGCCCCCTCTCATTCAGAGAAAAAATTCTGTTTTTTGAAAGAAGTTAACCTTATTTAGGTAAGGATAAAGTGATGCTAACAGGGCGAAAAAAGAAATTTGCACAAGCCCTGAAAAAAGGGATGACGCAACGAGAAGCCGCGATTGAAGCGGGATACAGCGAGAAAACTGCTCAGGTAAAAGGGAGTCAGTTAGCCAAAGATCCGGATGTAACAGCTTATCTAAGGCGCAGTATTAATGGTAATACTAAAGTTAATACTCATTTAAATCAAAAAGTTAACTCTAAGGTTAATTTTGACGTTAACAATGAAGTTAATTATCATTTAAATCATGAGGTTAGCAATAAAGTTAACCCTACAATTAATCGAAAAATTAACTCTAGAGTTAACTCCAATGTTAATTCTGACATTAACGCTGTTATCACGGATAAAGAGAGGTCGTCACAGGTACACGACTATCCTGATCCTCTGGCCGTGATTGCCGAAATCATGATGAAAAATAAAGACATCGACCCTAAATTATCGCTTGATGCCGCCGCAAAATTGGCACCTTATCTGTGCAGTAAGAAAGGGGACTGTGGCAAAAAAGACGAAAAGAAGAAAGCAGCGAAAAAAGCCGGTAATCGTTTTTCACCAATGCCTCCCCCAAAATTAATCATCAACAACAAGGGTTAAACTATGCCATATTGGACTACCGCTTGCCCTGACTGGGAGGAGCGAATAAAGCATGGGCGCTCGATCATTCCTCCACCGATATATCCTGAACAGGCAGAGCTTGCGTTAAATATCTTTAAGCAATTAAAAATAGTTGATGCTCCGGGCAGCCCAACGTTTGGTGAAGCTTGTGCTCAATGGATATTTGACTTAGTGTCTGCGCTATTTGGCTCGTATGATGCGCAAACGGGACGGCGATATATTACTGAAGTTTTTGTCCTTATCCCAAAGAAAAATTCCAAATCCACGTTAGCTGCGGGGATCATGATGACAGCGTTACTGTTAAATTGGCGCCAAGCTGCAAGTTATACCATCATTGCACCTACTGTTGAGGTCGCGACAAATGCTTTTAACCCTGCAAGGGATATGGTGAAGTATGATGAAGATTTGGATGATTTGTGCCAAGTACAGACACACATTAGGACCATCACGCATAGAAATACGGATACCACACTGAAAGTATTAGCCGCCGATGCGAATACGATCTCAGGTATTAAGTCAGTAGGAACGCTGATTGATGAACTGTGGTTGTTTGGCAAACAAGCGAATGCGGACGATTTGCTTCGCGAAGCGATAGGGGGGTTGGCTTCTCGACCAGAGGGATTTGTGGTGTATACCACGACTCAATCCAATGAGCCTCCATCAGGGGTATTTAAGCAAAAATTACAGTATGCCCGTGATGTGCGTGACGGCAAAATTCATGACCCTAACTTTCTCCCTGTGATTTTTGAACATCCACATGACATGGTAGAAAGAGGAGAGCACTTGTTAGCGGAAAACATGGCCATGGTAAATCCCAATTTGGGGTATTCGGTGGATGAAGTTTTTTTAATGCGAGAATTCCGCAAAGCAAAAGAGACAGGAGATGCCTCTTTTCGCGGTTTTATGGCAAAACATGCCAATGTGGAAGTGGGGCTCGCATTGCGTTCTGATCGTTGGGTGGGCGCGGACTTTTGGGAGCCACAAACAGATGACACTTTGACGCTTGACGAAATCCTTCGTCGTTCAGAGGTGGTTACTGTCGGTATTGATGGTGGCGGATTAGATGATTTGCTCGGTTTATCGATAGTGGGGCGATGTAAAAATACGCGTCAATGGTTGTCATGGTCTCATGCTTGGGGGCATTCATCGGTGTTTGAGCGTCGAAAAAGTGAAGTGGCCAAATTGCTCGACTTTGAAAAAGACGGTGATTTCACCCTCGTTGCACAAATAGGGGATGACACGAAGGAAGTGGCTGATATTGTTGAACGAATTTATCAGACAAGGTTGATGGATAAAATTGGCATTGACCCTTCAGAAATTGGGGGATTACTTGATGAAATCGTGCAAAGAGGCATTGAACAAGATGCTATTGTGGGGATTTCTCAAGGGTGGCGGCTAGGCGGTGCCATACAAACCACTGAAAGAAAACTGGCTGAAAAAGTGTTATTTCATGCTAAACAGCCCTTAATGAATTGGTGTGTGGGTAATGCAAGAGTTGAACCTAAAGGGAATGCCATACTGATTACCAAGCAAGCCAGTGGTCGATCGAAGATAGATGCACTGATGGCGCTGTTTAATGCGATATCACTGATGGCATTAAACCCTGATCCTCCGCAGAAACAATACAAATCTTATTTTATTTAGAACCCGCCAATGGCGGGTTTTTTTTAAGGAGTCTGCATGGAAAATCAACGTTCCTACAGTCTATTAACGATTAAATCAGTGAATGAAAAAGACAGAGAAATCGTGGGCATGGCGACAACACCGTCAACTGATGCTTATGGCGATATTGTCGAGCCAGAAGGTGGCGTATTTACACTACCGCTTCCCTTGCTATGGCAGCACAACATGGAACAACCTATTGGCGAAGTTATCGACGCGAAAGTCACACCACATGGGATCAAAATTAAAGCAAAGATAGCCCAAATAGCCAGTCCACCGGGATTATCTGCACGACTCGAAGAGGCGTGGCAATCCATGAAGTCTGGGCTGGTGAAAGGGCTTTCTATCGGATTTAAACCGTTGGAATATGCTTTTTTAGATGAGGGAGGGATCCGATTTACCAAATGGGTGTGGACGGAATTATCTGTCGTGACGATCCCCGCCAATAAGGATTGTCATCTTCAAACCCTTAAATCGATGTTTCAACCGCCGGCTGCGTCTGGCTCAAGGCGAGTTGTCCATTTATCTTCTCAATTATCCGCTGGTGTTTCAGCAAAAAATGCATTTAATAAGGAACATACGATGAATATTGCCGAACAAATTAAATCATTCGAAGCGAAAAGATCGGCCAATGATGCGGCACGATTAGATATCATGAACAAAGCAGCTGAAGAAGGTCGTACTTTGGATGTGGAAGAATCAGAGCAGTACGATAATTTAACCTCGGAAATCAAGGCAGTAGATAGTCATTTAGTGCGTTTGCGTGAAATGGAAGCCTCCCAAGCCAAACAAGCTAAGCCGATTGATGTTGAGCAAAACTCATTTCGTGAAGCCTCTCAATTGCGAGGCGGGATTATAAAAGTAGACGAAAAATTAGCGCCAGGCATTGAATTTGCTCGTTATGTGAAATGTTTAGCCGCCTCAAAAGGTAACACAACACAGGCGTTGGAAATTGCAAAATCACAATACCCAGAGCAACCCCGCATACAGAATGTACTCAAAGCGGCGGTAAACGCAGGGACAACGACCGATCCACAATGGGCGGGGACATTGACGGACTATCAACATTTTGCGGGTGATTTTATTGACTTTTTACGCCCTAAAACCATTATTGGTCAATTTGGTATCGGGGGGATCCCGTCATTGTTTCGTATTCCGTTTAATGTGCGTATCCCTGGACAAATCAGCGGAGGAAAAGGGTATTGGGTGGGGCAAGGTGATCCCAAACCACTGACTAAATTTGATTTTCAATCTATTCAACTTGGCTTTGCAAAAGTCGCAAACATTGCCGTGCTGACGGATGAATTAGTGCGCTTTAGCAACCCCGCGGCGGATACCCTTGTACGTAATGCCTTGGCGGCTGCCATCATTGAACGCATTGATATTGATTTCATCGATCCTAACAAAGCCGAAGTCACAAACGTGTCACCCGCTTCCATTACGCATGGTGTGAAAGCCATCCCATCAACAGGCAATCCTGAAGCGGATGTTGAGGCAGTGTTTGAAGCCTTTCTGAAAGCCAATCTTTCGCCGACAAGTGGTGTTTGGATCATGTCTTCCATGACAGCATTAGCCTTATCAAAAATGAAAAATCCATTGGGTCAGAAGATGTACCCTGATTTGAGTTTCCTCGGTGGGGCTTTCCAAGGCTTACCTGCGATTGTGTCACAGTATGCGGGGGAACAGTTAATTTTGGTTAACGCGCAAGATGTGTATCTTGCCGATGATGGTCAGGTGGTAATTGATGCGAGTCGTGAAGCGTCTTTACAAATGGAAGATAGCCCAACTAACAGCAGTAAAACGGGGACCGGAGCCCAATTGGTGAGCATGTTCCAAACCAACAGTGTGGCTATTCGTGCAGAGCGCTTTATCAATTGGCGCAAACGTCGCCCAGAAGCAGTGGCCTATGTGTCGGGTGTCAACTACCGCACAGTCACAGGGGGAGATAAAAGCCCAAAGTGATCACGGTGGACAACGCCGAAGTGACAACAGACACAACACATAGGAGGATAAATTAATGGCTGTCATTCAGAAAATTAATGTGGGCGAAAAAGCCAATGATGGCACAGGCGATACGTTGCGAGACGCTTTCGTAAAAGCCAATCAAAACTTTGAAGCCTTAAATACTGCTGTGCAGAAAGGGGGAGCTGATCCGAACGGTGACTTAGGAAAAGAGCTTTCTAAGGAGCTTGAGGCACTCACATTACGTGTCGAATCGCTTGAAAAGACGAAATAGTAACATAAGGGGCGGTATAGCCCCTTTCTTTTTCATGGGTTGGGGACTTTATGCCAATATTAACGAACATTGCCCAGGCCGTGGTTAAGAGACTGGCTGGTCTCGGAGAAGGTTGGCTCACGATTTTCAGAGAACCTTTTACTGGCGCTTGGCAGCAAAATATGGCGCTTAGCCGAGAAGAGGTATTAACTTACCATCCTGTTTTTTCCTGTGTGACATTAATCGCCTCAGATATTGCTAAAATGCCCTTGTTATTAAAACGAAAAGGGCATGATGGGGTATGGCACGAGCAAAATAAAGGTGCTTACACGGTGATAGTGACACCTAACTCGCTACAAACCAGGAATCAATTTTTTGAAAATTGGCTCAATTCAAAATTGACGACGGGGAATACATTTGTTTTTAAGGTGCGAACACCTAAAGGAAAAGTGCAAGAACTGAAAATACTGGATCCAAACCGCGTTAAACCACTGATAACCGATAAAGGGGAGGTGTTCTACCAATTATCTACGGATAATATTTCAGGAATAGCGCAATCGGTGACGGTTCCCGCTAGAGAGATTATCCATGATAGATTTAATTGTCTCTATCATCCCTTAATGGGGTTACCGCCTGTTTATGCGTGTGCATTATCCGCGGCACAAGGGACAGCGATCATGAAAAATGCCACACATCTCTTTGTGAATGGGGGTAAGCCCAGCGGTGTTATCGAAGTGCCTGGCAAAATCAGTGAAGAGGACGCTCACACGCTAAAAAAATTATGGGAGACGAATTATGGTGGTAAAAATGCGGGTAAAACAGCAATATTAACAGAGAATGCCAAGTACAAAACTCTTTCATTTAACCCAGTCGATTCTCAGTTAGTTGAACAGTTGAAATTGACGGCTGAAATTGTCTGTTCGGTGTTTCATGTTCCTTTGTATAAAGTCGGGCTAGGAGAGGTTCCCTCATACAATAATGTTGAAGCATTAGATCAGCAATACTATTCCCAATGCTTACAGTCTCATATCGAAGCTATTGAGATCTTATTGGCTCAAGGTCTTGATTTACCGTTGTCTGAAAAAATTGAATTTGATTTAGACACATTAATGCGAATGGATACCGCAACACGCTTTAAAGCTCACAATGAAGGAATTAAAGGTGGGTGGTTATCGCCGAATGAAGTGCGTAAGAAGGAGAATTTAGCGCCTGTCGAGGGCGGAGATACACCTTATTTGCAACAACAAAATTATAGTTTGGCGGCATTATCATGGAGAGATAAACAAAAAATGCTGACATCCTCTGATAAAAGCGAGTTATTTGTGGAGACCGTGAGCGAAGCATCGGTGCAGGACGAAAAACACTATTTTGCGGAGTGTATCAAGTGAATCAACGTGAAAAACAATTTACAGATAACTTGATTGAGGCTGTGAATAATGCGTTAGCGAAGCGTGATGCGCGTATTGATAGCTTAATGGAACAGCTGTCACTTTATCAGCAACTGCTCCAGAAACAAGAGAATGATATTGCTGCCTTACTCTTGTTGTTAGAAGAGCAAGCCAGTGCCTCACTGAATCGCCTTGAACAGTGGTTTGATGCTGAAAAAAATAGCTTTGAACAATCCTTACATGCTTTTCTTATTCAGCAAGTCAAGGCTATTCCTATACCTAAAGATGGTAGAGATGGTCACAGTGTGACATTAGAAGATATTAAACCGCTGATTGATTCGGCGGTTAATTTGGCTATTTCCGCGCTTCCCAAACCCTTAGATGGTAAAGATGGAAAAGATGGTCACAGTGTGACATTAGAAGAGATTAAACCGCTGGTTGATTCGGCGATTAATTTGGCTATCTCCGCGCTTCCCAAACCCTTAGATGGTAAAGA